AATCCATCAGGCGATAAACTGAAGGAGATCAACGCGGCTGTCGATTTGTGCCCAACTGAGGCAACAAAAATAGCTGTGTTCAAGAAGTTTACTGAAGCCTCAACAGCCAAAACAGCAAAGAGTGGACATGTCGTTTCGCGTCCAGTCAGATCAAGTCTCTTGCACGCTCTTACAATGCTCGAAACCTTAACTAATTCGGAGATGACCCGATGCAAACTTCAAATCGAAACACACGAAGTTCTTCCACTCTTGGCAAAGTTGAAGAAGGCATATCAAGATCTTTACGAAATCCTAATAAGTACATAAGCAACATGCGGGACGAACTGGAAAGCCTTGTCCCAATTGGAGTCGAGCATGCGGCTTTGGCCTGCGCTTGGCTTATCCCGTGGCATGTCCACAATAAGGCGAAGTTTACCCAACGCATAGTAGCCAGGAGAACAATTGCACGTTTTGCTTCCTCCGGTTTGATAGTCATTTCTGACGGGGTTATCGTCTCGGTCAAACCCCGAGTGTCTACGTTAAGGAAAGAAGCGTGGGCAACGCTGATTCAAGTGATGATAGCGGGTCAGGGTCACTTGCGAAAAAAGGTTGAAGGCTTTACGGCTGGAACCGTTCGTAATTACTTTCAATATGCCATTCGGATCGGTTGGGTCGAGATCACTGGGACCGTTCGTTCTATCAAAGATTCTCGGTGGGTTGGTCCAGAGAATCCAGACTACAGAGACATTTTGAATTATCAGGCTAAAATTCAAAGAGAGAAATTCTCGAAGCGGAAGGGGATTTGACCAAAGGCGACTGGGGAAACTTAGTCGCCTTTTTTCGTGTCTCGCCACTAATAGCAATACATTTGTTCCCAAACGGAACAGGTTGTGGCAGTATTCGCCCATGAGCGAAATTGCCGACCAACTAGCATCAGAAGCATTGAAACCTCAGTCAGTCTCGAACGACGGGGTGTCAGTATCCCGGCGTGCGTTGTCGGAACTGATTGCATACGAAAACCATCTTGCTGCGAAGACAGCGGCGGCATCTCCTGCTGCAATGTTTCGCGGGATGAACTGCAAGATTGTAGCACCGGGGGGCCGCTAATATGTGGCCATTCAACAAGCCTAAAAACCGACCTGCTTCAATTAAAGCCACGTTCGACGTTGCGCAGACTACGGCAGACAATCGAAACCACTGGACGAACGCTGATGGGCTTTCGTCTCGTGCCTCAATGTCTCACGCTGTCCGGCGTGTCGTTCGCCTGCGTAGTCGATACGAAGCACAGAACAATAGTTGGTATGCGGGCATCCTCAGGACTGCAGTCAATCACATTGTCGGGTCAGGTCCACGACTGCAGATCCTTTTCGTGAACGCAAAAGCTAACCGAAGACTAGAAGCGGCGTTCCGAAAGTGGTCACTTGAAATTGATCTCGTGGATACTCTGCGGACGCTGTGTGAGACCTACTGGCGCGACGGCGAAGCTTTCGTGATGCGATCGTATCGCCCACAAAATCATCCAATTGAACTCGACCTCCGGATTTTTGAAGCCGATCAGGTTTCAAATCCTTGGACGGCGGGCGCTTACGATGATGCCTTTGTCGATGACGGCATCCGGTTCGACAGGTCGACGAACGAACTGCTTTTCTATGTTTATGACCATCATCCGGGCGGCAACGTTCCGTTGTCTACGCTGGACGGTCGATGGTACTCCAGCAAGGAGGTGTTGCACCTATTCCGGGCAGAGAGACCGGGACAGACTCGGGGCGTTCCACGGGCTACTCCGGCGCTGCAGACGTTGCCAATTATGCGACGGCAAGAACTGGCAACGCTTTACTCTGCAGAGACGGCGGCAAACTTTGCCATGTATCTGAAGAGTAATTCGCCAAGTATCGACCCATCGTCAAGCCCTGCAGACTTCGCGGAGATCGAATTAACCCGGAACATGCTGACGACTCTCCCGGCTGGTTGGGAGATCGGACAGGTAGAACCAAAACAACCGGGGCCACTCTATGAGATGTTTCAACGGCAAGCACTGCAAAGCTTCTCACGTTGTACAAACATGCCTTACACATTGGCGGCGGGAACAGGCAAGGATGCGAACTTCTCAAGCTTCAAAGGTGACATGAAGAATGTGTGGGAACCTGAAGTCCAGTGTGAACAGAACAGAATTCAAAACACCATTCTTGAACCGATCTTTCAGTGGTTCCTTGAAGCGGCTGTGTTTGTTCCGGGGTTGCTTGACGGACTCCCGCCGATCAAACATCTTGATTACAAATGGCATTGGCCACCGCTACCAGAATTGGACATGGTAGAAGCGGCAAGCGCTGCGGAAATCAGGTTGCGGACTGGACTGTCTACCCTGACAGAAGAGCACGCAAGACGCGGACAGGATTGGGACGTTGAGTCAATCCGTGCGGCGGCGGACTTTGGGGTTCCTGTCGAGGTCTACAAACAGGCATTATTCGGAATCATGTTTGGGATTCCTCCCGGCACTCCCCTTGCCACTATGCCGGTTGGTCAACCCGCACAGGCTGCGGTTCCTCAAGGCGAATACACGACTCTAGGTCAACGGGCATTTACCAACAATCAAAAGCGGATCAAGTCTGCTCTTGACCAGTTTGCAACTGGGGAGATGTCTCAGGTGATGACAGAACAAACCTTGGCATCTATCGGCCTTGCTCCGGATCGAATTGCGGCACTGATGGCAGACGCGCTAGACGGCGGCGTTCAAGACCAGACGGTTTCGGAGGTTCCAGTATGAAGAAGATCTCTATGGCTGCACGGCTGCAGCTTACAGCGAGCGTGGCGGGCAAGCCACGGCGGTTCAGTATCCTTGCCTACTCTGGCGGGGTTCTAAACGTCGACGGGTTCCCTGACGGCGTTGTGGTCGATCTCACGGGGCTTGAAGCTCCATCATCCGTTCCGATCTTAATCGACCACAAGAAGAGTGTTGAAGCAACTCTGGGGCTGACTGACAAGATCCAAAACAACGGAACCACTCTCATTCTCATGGGAGTCGTCACGGGTCAATCGGCTCTTGCGTCTCAAGTTCTCGCACAGTCGGTGGCTGGCCACATCTGGCAAGCTTCGATCGGGGCGATGGTTATTGAAGCGGAAGATGTCGTTGCTGGTCAAACAGCAATGGCAAACGGTCAGACATTCGTCGGGCCGGTTACAATCGCAAGGCGCTCCGTCTTGCGTGAAACGTCGGTTCTCCCAATGGGGGCGGACTCGACAACGTCAGTGAACTTGGCGGCATCTGCTCGCCGTTTTCTAAAAGGAATGGCACTCATGTCGTTTGAAGATTGGTTGATGGGTTTGGGGCTTGATGCTTCCATGTTGACACCTGAAGCGGCTGCAGTTCTGCAGACTGCTTATGCTGCTGCGAATGCGGTTCCAGCACCTGCGGCACCTGCTGCACCTCCCGTTCCTGTGGCACCTCCGGTTGCTGCTGCACCTCCTGCGGCGGCTGTTCCTCCTATCCCTGTCGCTTCTGCGGGAATCACTCAAATGGACATTCAGGCATCACTAAACGAAAACCGCAAGATGATCGCGGCAGCTTTCCGCAAAGCTGCGGAAGTCCAGGCGAAGGCAGTTGGCCACCCTGAGATCATCGCAACTGCGATCGATCAGGATTGGAGCATTGAAAAGGTCGAGCTTGAAGTGTTGAAGAAAGTCAATCTTCAGTCACGGACCCGTCCAACTTCGTTTACGGCGGCTCAGTCTTCTCCTGAGAACATGCCACTGATTCTTGAAGCGGCTCTGTGTTCGACTCGTGGAATCAAGGACACGGAAAAGAAGTTTGACGACAAGATTCTGCAGGCGGCGCATTCGCAGTTTCGCCGTGGCGCTGGTCTGCAACAGATCATGCTGATGGCGGCTGCAGCAAACGGGATGCCTATGTCTGCAGGGCTGAAGATCACAACCGGAAACATCCGGGAGGTGCTTGGCTACGCTTGTCCAGACGGTCGCAATGTTCAGGCGGCTTTCACTGCTATCAGTCTTCCGGGTGTTCTGTCGAACGTTGCTAACAAGGAACTTCTGCAGGGCTATCTTGAAGAGGACATGGTCTGGAAGGAGATCGCTCAGACAAAAAGTGTTTCCGACTTTAAAACGGTCACAAGTTATCGCCTACTTGACGATATGTCCTACGACAAGCTTGGTCCCGGTGGCGTGATGAAGCATGGAACGCTTGGAGAAGAAAGCTTTACTCGATCAGTCGACACCTACGCAAAGATGGCATCGCTGACACGACAAGACATCATCAATGATGACCTGTCGGCGTTCGACGACCTGCGAAACCGCATCGGACGCGGCGGCGCGATGA